GTTTTGCAAGCCATGGTTTACTAAGTAATGCACCGCCAGCAAACTTTGCATTCAGTGCACCCTGTACCATATTACCACCTAAAATACCGGGTATAACAAGTGATGATATACGACGTATAGCTTGATGTGTAGGATTATCAAGCATTGTAGCTTTATCCCACGCATCATCTACCTTATCCATACCGGGTATAAGTGTACCAGCTGCATCCATAACAAAGTCAACAGTTCCTAATCCGGGAGCTGATAAACCTTGTAATGCGTTATCTAATATTTTTAATGGGTTAGATGATCCATATAAACTTGTGTTAGCCGCTACTTTACGTTGGTTATCTCTTACTTCTTGAGTAGACATACCATAATACTTTTGGCTAAACTTTTCTTGTCTTTCTGCTTTTTCATCACCATTTGGCAAGTTCCACCAGTCGTCATATTCCTGACGCATAGTATCGTGGTTCTGTTTGATGTTGAGATCCACCGAGCTATTACCAAATTTGTATCCAAAAGGAGCAGCGAAGACAGGGTTAGCGTCTTTAGACTTAGGCTCCTCTTCTTCCGGAGCCAGAAAGTCAAGACCTTCTAAAGTTTGTTCTTCTTCGTTCATTGTAGAAATTTATCTCGTATTTGTTTATTTAGTAATAACTGATATAACTCAACACCTTGAGAAGCTGCATCTTTTTTTAAAGCTTCTATGCAAACTCCAAAAGCTTGCTTGCTTAAGTCTCTACCATATACATCGTTAGCTGTAGGACCTAAATGATGATCGCACCATTCAGCAGCTCCCCATTGTATAGCTGTCTGTTTCTGAGCAGCTTTAGTATTAAGTTTAGATTTAAGAGCATTCTTTAGTTTTACACTATTTACATCTCCTAGCTGTTCTGATTCAAGATGATTTAAAAATCTATTGTTATGTGGTTCACCACTTACAAAGTTATAAAAGTCATCAGCAGATACGTTACCATCTTTTACTTGTTCATTGATTAAATTCATTAAAGATGTTTTACGTTGATCTCCCTTTAGTTCATTACCAAATCTACCAGTTAATCTGTCGTTAATTTCTATGGATGTAACACCATTAAATATAACACCAGCATCTCTGACAAATAAAACTTTACCATCTTTTGTACGCTTCTGTTTAAATGCACCTTGACCTCGATAACCTTTATCATCAAATGGTACTGGTGTTCCAGTCTTGCTATCTATACCAAGTAATACGTCAACTACAGAAACAGCATCGTTGTAACGCTCTTCTATACTCTTACCTGTACCAGCTGTTTCACTAAATACAGCTAATGTAGCACCAAGCATTTCTCTAGCTTTATCTGTACTTGACTCATCCATGACATCTTCCAAAGAGTCAGCTCCTAATACTTTAGCTAACTTCTTCTCAAAAAATGGTAGTAGTTTTTCATCAAGACCTTTGACTTCAGTACCTCTAGCTTGTGCTAAACCCTGTAAGTCTTTCATGATAAAACCTATCTCTTGCTGGTCATCATTGTAATCTACAGCCCATGTCATGTATGTAGCCATTAGATCACCATTTCTGTATGATTGTAGAAGAGTAGAATTAAATGTATTCTCATCTACATTTTCTGAATCATATCCGATTAGTTCAGCAAATGCTTCTCTTGCATATTTGTTACCATTTGTTTTTTGCCAGTCAGAATAAAACTCCTGTTTAAGACTTCTGTCAGGATTAAAGTATGAACCGTTAGCAAGCTTGTCTATGTATGGTCTAGCTTCAGCTTGTAGCCTACGATCATTTACATGTTCGATTGCTCTTGTATTAGCACTGTCAGCGTTTTCCCAAGCTTCACGTAGTCCAATTAAAAAGTTAGGATGCTTACCTATGATACGATTATGCTTTGCTTTCTTATTACCAGTAGCTCCAGTAATCTCATAACCATGCTCGTTGTTCTCATCTATACCTAGTACGACTTTTTTAAATTTTATCCAACCAGCTTCACCGGCAAATCGACTGTCACCTACGACACTCTCTGCCCAACTGTAAAACTCGTCTGCTTTATTTAAAGTTACCTTTCGACTGTATGTGCCATCTTTACTTTTTACAGGTAGTGCATACACATTATTCTGTATAGTTTTCCAGACAGCTTGTGCTTCTGCATAGTTGTCAGCTTCTAGAGCAGCTTCGATCTGATTTAATCCACCATCAATGACAGCTGTACGATCCATAAACTGTTGCTCAAGAGATAGCTGTGACTCTTTTACAAGTCCTTTCTGTCTAAATAACTCTTGTATTTTAAAACCAGTTTCAGACTTAGGATTAATACCTAGTCTATTTAGTATCTGTATAGCTCTAGTCTGATATAATCTAGTAGCTGTAAACTTATCAATATCACCTTCGACAGACGCAAGCATGTCTTGCTCTATACTGTCAAAGCTAGTTTTGATGTCATTAAAAAGTAATTTTTGTAAAACTGGGTTACGAGTCTTCATAACCTGTCCCATATAGTCAAACTCTTGTTCAGCTTCTAAGTCTCCACCTAGTGCTTGCTCGACTAATTTACTCTGTTGGTTAGCAGCGTCATCTAATGCACTGCTTTGTCCAACTCTATTATAAGTATATTTAATCTTATCAAGTGTGCCATCAGAAGCTAGTGTGTTAAACTCATCTATAGCATTTGTTGTTGCTATATAGTCTTCTGTTGTTTGTGCTAAGGTCTGAAACTGTTTAGCTAGTGTAGGGCTAAGTCTGCCCCACACTCCAGCTAATCTATCATACTCTGCTGCTTGATCTTTATAAGATTTAATCTGAACTTCTGCATTTGTCTTCAAAGCATTCATACGTGCTTTATAAGGTGCATCAGTTTCTAGCTTATATATTTCTTCGGCATTCTTTTGCATAAGCTTGTTACGCCTATCCATGCCTGCTATTGTAGTCTGGTCAATCTCTTTCTGTTGACGAGCCTGTTCTTTTAGTGCGTCGGTTGTAGTCTTCGATTGCTGTGCTATGGCACTTATGCCGGCTCTCGATAAATTTGTACCCCCGAACCTACCACCTCTGGCGTACCGTTGTGGCTTCTCTGTTCTTCTTACCATTATGCTGTTACATTAGGAGTAAATCCGCTAACTATCTGTGATGCCATCCCTGCAAGACTAGATATGCTTGAACCCCATACTTGTGCTGATGCAGATGATGGAGATATCATAGCTCCTCTTACTGGCTCAGGACCAAAGTCATAATCTTCATATACTCTTGGGTACATAAATGTAGACATAGGTGTTGGTAATGGTTGTACAGGCATAGGTAATACACCCGGATCTAGCATCTTAGTTGCGTAAGCATTTAAGTCAGCTACTGTTCTATCTTGTTTAATATTACGTATTGCACTTTCAGATGCAGTAGTAGCATTTTGTAATGAGAGATCTAGTAGTGTTAAAGCTGTTGCTGTTTTTAGTGTCTGTACACTTCTAGCTTTTTGTACTGATCTACCCATCTGCCCTCTTGCTCGTATTTCACCTTCGGCTATAATACCATCGAGATAGGCTGTGTTTTTTTCATATCGTTTTTCAGCTTTGATTTCTTCTAACTGCTGACGTTCATCCATTCGAGCTGATCTTTCTTGCAAAGCATTCAGACCTAACTGTTGTTGAAATATAGCGTTAGACTTAGCATACATACGTTCATTCGTATCTTGCTGTTTGTTACGTATCTGTAGCTGATAATTATATTGTCTCGCATTCGAGGCGTCTTTAAACCCTGCGAGCTGTCCTTCTTGCCTAGCTCTTTCTTCTATTTCTTTGACTTTAAATTCACGATCGGCAAGCATCTTCTCCTTGTCCATCGCCCATCTTTCTTTGTTGTATTGATACTGAGCTTCTGTAGCGTTGTTACGCTCTTGCTGTGCAGACTTGGCTGCATTAGCTTGTTTATTAGCTCCATATATACCAACGGCTGCTCCAACTATGGGAGCTATAATACCAAACATTATGTCCTCCTGTAAAATCTAGGTGAGTATAATCCTTCCCACATCATAGAGTTTAAAGAGACAGGGAATGGTGAATCGTTAAATAATCTTAGTTGGAAGTTTTCTGTTTTCTGATGTATAGGTAATGAAAATATAGTCTGATCTGATATAGGTACGTCGTTAGCTAGATATTGGTCAGCAATAACAACTGGATTTAGACTGTACCACTCGTCAAGATATATAAGTATTTTTACACCATTACCGGGTGCAGTGTTAAATGTAATTTTAGGTACAATACCACTTGTAGTATCTATAGTAAATGCTGTAGTTACCACGTTATCTAACTTAACCTTAATCTGATCGTCATCTACATAACTTAAATCTTCATCTACCCAGTTAAATACTGTAGTACTACCATCACCTGTATACTCTTTTTTACCTTGACGTATACCTTTAGACTTAAGCTTAAAGCCCATAACTCCTGACAAACCTACAGCAAACTTCATGCGAGCTATTGTAAGGTTAGCAGTAAAGTCACTTTGCTTCATTGCATCATCCACCTTGTAATAAGTTCTAGGTAGTATTACATCAAAATCATATTTATATCCTACTATAACATCACTTGCTACACTTGTTAAGTTTTTAAATGGTACTTTAAAATATGTGTTACCACTTTCTACTACACGCTCTGGAGATATGGTAAATCCAGACTCAATAAATTGACCTGTAGCTGTAGTACCTTTAATTATAATAACAGGTGTAAGATATGTTGCATCTGTATAAGGTATAAAACATTTACTAAACTCACCGGTTGTGTCAAATGTGACAGAACTGGCTGTAGCATATAAGTCTATACATGGATTTAGTCTTTGCCCATCATTGTTAACAATAATAGCGTCATCAGGACTCTGACTTAGACTAGCTTTACTTAAAGTTAGCTGAGTTCCTTGCTTTGTTACAGCAAAAAATTCATCAGAATCTGTAGCTATAGTTTGTACATTACCCGGGGCTAGCCAGTTAAACCATGTCTGTAATTGTATCTCTTTACCTTCTGCATATGATCTGAAGAAATATATGTATCTACTTGATTGACCTGAGAATGCGATAAATTGGTTCTGTGCACTAGCTATCATTGTATCTACAGTAGCTGGTACCCATTCGTTTACAACTCTACCGATGTCAGCTACTGATGGGTTTTCATTTTCTCCACGTGTAACCATCGCAAAGACACGAGTATAACTAGGTGTCTTACTAATAAAGTTAATTGTAGTACCAGTATCAACAGGGTCAATAACTGTATCCATCTCGTAGTTTGCTATCGCTCTAATAACTGTCTTAGATGGTGTTAGTATACCATCATTAGATCCCATCAGAAACTGTTGGTTAGCACTAAATAGTACAAGACCTTGAGTAGATGGTAATACACTATGAAGTGCAACCGGCTTTGTTGATGTAGCTTTTAAATCAATAGGGTCAGCATCTGTAACTGTCTGAGCTGACGTGTGATACATGTTAAAAAACTGAGCAGCTTGACTCATAGATACATTATCACCAGACAAAAATCCTAATCTGTTATTATGAAAGAATGCCTGTTCTAACTTACCACCTACAAATGATGGATGTGAGTTAGTGTCATTATCACCTACAGCTCTAGCAGTCCAAGGTACTTGTGCAAATGTAAATGCGTTTGTACCTGTGTTAGATAATTCGTGAGTCATAGTGGAAGCATCTAAACCATTAGACATTCCATGACCTAATCCTTCTGTATAAAATCCGGGACCTGATGTACCATTATTTGCTACATATTTTAAAAAGTAACTTTTAGTTAATGCACCACTGTTTATAATTTTAACAGTATGATTATGTACTGACTCTGTAGGTAATTCAGCAAGTGTAGCTACACTGTCTTGAAATACTGCAAGCTGTGTACCATAGATTCCAGCTGTACCTGTTAAAGTAAAGTCTGCACCTGTACGTGCTAGGTGTAAAGAGTCCTTAAGTTTAGTTACTGTTAGATTAGATATACTTAAACCATCTATTCTACTTTTTAGTTCTGTCAGAACATCATCATATGTTGATGAACCACCTGATGTGTATGCAGATATAGCTTGTCCAGCTACACTTATATTATATGTAGTACTAGATGATACTCCAACTAATCTAATAGTACCTTGTCTGTTTGCGTTAAATGTAGGGTCAGCATTCTTAGCAACTGTAACAGTTCTGTTAGTTATGTAAGATTTAGCTTGCCTAGTCAGAACATGATAATCTGTACGTGCTCCTGTAAGGTATGCCTGTGCCCCTGTACCGTACGTAATAGTACATGCAGCACCTGTTATGGCATTCCATATTGCAATCGCTCCCTGAGACTGTCCTGAGGGGACTGGTGTAATACACCCTATGTATTTTTCTGTGTCATCCTTTGGTATAAAGAACCACTTTGAGTTGTCGTATGTAGTGCCTGTAGCTAGATTTGCTATCCACTGAAACCCCGGTCTTTTAGTAAGACCGAAGGTTGGATCAGGGTAGCCATTGATGCACTCCTCGACTTGACCGGGAAGTTTCTTATCATCAGATTGTCTAGATACTCCACCAAGATAGTTGTCAACTCGTTGAGTTACTGCTGGCATTATCGTTGTAAAGCGTGAAATGGTTGATAGCTTTGATAGTAGTTTTGTGATCCTTGTGGATGTCCAAACATTGTAAACTGACCTTGCTGTGTTTCGTACTCATTAGCTAAGACTCTCATCTCTTGCTCTTGTACTTTAAGTCTTGTGTACTGGTCGTCGTCTCCTACTATTCTACCAGATACAAGCGTAGCTGCTCTGGCTGTTATATAATTTTGTATAGGTTCTGGTAAATCTACCCAGTCAAATTCCCATGTAACATCACATTCGATAGGACTATACTCCCATGTATATCTGTGATTTTGTCTGTCGTATAACTTACCTTGTCTGCGTACAGCATCATAAGTCATGTTCTGAGCATTTTCAGATAACTTAAGTTGTATAACATTATTAGGTATAAGTATTTCGTTGTTATTATCTTTGTTAAATTGGTAGTGGTACTCCTTGTTGAAAGTCCATCCTTCAGATTGTACCTCTCGTGACACCTGTAACAGGGTAGCATAGGCAATCGCAACTTCCGGGTTGGTTTGGTCTAGTGTAGTTACAGGAGCCTGACCACAGGATGTAAG